CGGTCAATGAACCTTCAGATAAAAACTCCACGTTGGTCTTTGCCTGTTATTGATGGCAGGGATGCGCGCTATTTAGGCGCTCATGGTGGCAGGGGTTCTGGCAAGTCTCACTTGTTTGCAGAGATGCTGATCGAGCGCAGTATCATGGGTCGTGTGGACGCTGTGTGCGTTCGTGAGGTGCAGAAGTCTCTGGCACAGTCAGTTAAGAAGCTGCTCGAGAATAAGATCCAAGAGCTTAATGTTTCGCACATGTTCACGATTAAAGAGTTTGAGATCCGTTCTGTTCACGGCGGCATCATCATCTTTCAGGGCTTGCAAAACCACACAGCCGACAGCATCAAATCGCTTGAAGGTTATGATATTGCTTGGGTCGAGGAAGCGCAGAGCCTAAGTCAGTTTTCGCTTGATATTCTGCGCCCTACAATTCGTAAGCCCGGATCTCAGCTTTGGTTCACTTGGAACCCTAGATATGAGCATGATCCGATTGAGAACCTTCTGCGCGGCCATTACCCGCCTGCAAAGAGTGTTGTTGTTGAGGTCAACTTTGAAGACAATCCTTGGTTCCCTGCCGAGCTAAAGGATGAAATGGAATATGATCAGCGGCGAGATCCAGACAAATATCTGCATGTTTGGAAGGGCGAATATGTACGCAACAGCGAAACACGAGTGTTTAAGAACTGGACAATAGAAGACTTTGAAGCTCCACCAGATGCAATTCATCGCCTCGGAGCCGACTGGGGATTTGCTACAGATCCTACGGTTGCCGTGCGCAGTCATATTGTTGGTCGCAAACTTTATATTGACTATGAGGCTTATCAGGTGGGCTGTGAGATTGTGGACACGCCTTCGCTGGTCATGTCTATCCCAGAGGCTGAGAAATGGCCTATGGTGGCCGATAGTGCGCGCCCAGAGACCATCAGCCACATGCGCAAGAACGGTTTTCCTAAGATCCAATCAGCCGTTAAGGGCGCCAAGTCTGTTGAGGAAGGTGTTGAGTGGCTTAAGTCGTTTGACATAGTTGTGCATCCTAGATGCCAGCACACAATTGATGAGTTGACACTGTACAGCTATAAGACTGATCGAGATACGGGATCTGTTCTGCCGCTGCTAGAAGACAAGAACAACCATGTGATCGACGCCATCCGATATGCCTGCGAAGGATCGAGGCGCGCATCTGTTCAAAAGAAGGCAAAAGCCAAGCCCGTGGCAACGTTTATGCCCATTGCGCGATGATTGTTTTTTGTTCAGATATGTTCTATAATTCACTTAAATTTTATTGCGAGGCTTAACCGTGGCAAGAATGACCAAGCAAGAACGTCTAGCAAACGTGCATCAGGACGCGTTGCTTGAGTTTGATAATATCCAAGGTGCAATGCGCGAAGAACGTCTTCAATGTTTGGAAGACAGGCGCTTTTATTCTATTGCTGGCGCTCAGTGGGAAGGCAACTTAGCTGAGCAGTTTAATAACAAGCCACGCTTTGAGGTCAACAAGATCCATCTTAGCGTGATGCGTATCATCAATGAGTATCGCAATAATCGCATCACAGTTGATTTTGTGAGCAAAGATGGTGATGCAGATGATAGGTTAGCCGACACTTGTGACATGCTGTTTCGTGCGGATGAACAGGACAGTTGTGCAGATGAAGCTTATGACAACGCGTTTGAAGAAGCTGTTGGCGGCGGTTTTGGTGCTTTTCGTTTGCGCACAGCTTATGAAGACGAATATGACGAAAACAATGACCATCAGCGCATTCGTTTAGAGCCGATCTATGACGCTGACAGCACTGTGTTCTTTGATCTGGATGCCAAGCGCCAAGATAAGTCAGATGCGCGGATGTGCTTTGTTCTTACAGCCATGACGCGTGACGCCTACATTGCAGAATGGAATGATGATCCAAGCAGTTGGCCAAAAGAGATACATCAATACCAGTTTGATTGGTGTACTCCTGATATGGTTTATGTTGCAGAAGTATACCGGGTTGAAGAGGCGTCAGAGCTTATTCGCATCTATGAAACCATTGATGGGGAAGAAGAGCGTTATTCTGAAAGTGATTTCGATCAAGACGAAAGCCTTGAGGAAATGCTGGACGCCATAGGAACCATTGAGGTGCGTCAGAAGCGTGTAAAGCGCCGCAAGGTTCGCAAATACATTATGAGTGGTGCAAGCATTCTGGAAGATGCTGGATATATAGCCGGCACAGAAATCCCAATTGTTCCGGTTTATGGAAAGCGCTGGTTTATTGATAACATTGAGCGCTGCATGGGCCACGTTCGCATGGCCAAGGATGCTCAGCGTTTAAAGAATATGCAGCTATCTAAGCTCGGTGAAATCTCTGCGCTTTCTACGGTTGAAAAGCCATTGTTCTCACCGGAGCAGGTTGCAGGTTTCGAGGTTATGTGGGCAGAGGATAATCTTAAAAACTATCCATATCTGCTGCTCAACACTGTAACAGATGCTAATGGAAACGAAAGTTTGGCAGGGCCAATTGGCTACACCAAGCCACCACAGGTTCCCCCTGCATTGGCTGGCCTGTTGCAGATTACAGAGCAGGACATTGTGGATCTTCTTGGCAATCAGGAGGCGGGTGAAGAAATACAGTCAAACATCTCTGGCAAAGCAATTGAGCTAATTCAAAACCGTCTGGATATGCAGTCGTTTATCTATATGTCAAACATGGCCAAGGGCATTAAGCGCTGCGGTGAGATTTGGCTTTCTATGTCACGCGAAACAATGGTTGAAAGTGGCCGCAAGATGAAGGGGATTGGCACGCAGGGCGAGATGAGCAGCATTGAGCTTGGCAAGCCTATTATGAACCAAGAGACCGGCGAAGTTGAATATGAGAACGATCTAAGCAACGCCAAGTTTGATGTTAGTGTAGATGTTGGCCCGTCTTCATCTTCTAAGCGTTCTGCAACTGTTCGGTCTTTGATGGGCATGATGCAGATCACAGCAGACCCAGAAACGCAGCAAGTTCTAGGCGCAATGGCAATGATGAATATGGAAGGCGAAGGTCTTTCTGATGTCAAAGAGTTCTTCCGCAAGAAGCTAATTCGTATGGGTGCTGTTGATCCAACAGATGAAGAGCAGCAGGCTCTAGCGGCAGAGTTGCAACAACTTCAAGGTCAGCCAGATCCGCAGTCAATGTATCTTGAGGCAGAGGCAGCTAAGGCACAAGCGCAAGCTCAGAAAGCACTTGCAGATACAGAATACACAATGGCGCGCACAGAAGAGACCCGCGCTGACACAATCGAAACGCTCGCCGGTATTGAGCGCAAAGAGCGTGAGAATGTACTGAATACAGCCGAGCAACTACAAAAAGTTGTTCAAGGCTCAGAGATACGGCAACCGCCCAGCCGTGTATGATTAATGGGTGAGAATGAAACGGGAAACTTATGGAAATTGAAAAGGCAGAAATAGACGAAAACATTGAACTGGAAACTTCAGAAGTTGAGGAGCCAGAGGTTGATCTAGAAGACGATAGTGAGGTTGAAGAGCCAGAGGCTGAAGATACCACGCTTGAGGGTGAACCTACTGAGGCCGAGGCTGAAGAAGAGGAAGATGTTGTAGTCAGCATTGCTGGGGAAGCGCCTGACCCAGAAGACGAAGAAGAGGCTCGCGCTCCTGAATGGGTTCGTGACCTTCGCAAAGAGTATCGCAATGAAAAGCGTCGATCCAAAGAGCTTGAGCAGAAAATTGCGCAGTTGGAGCAGGGCAGTGCCCCAGTATCCCAGCCGCTCGGTGATAAGCCCACGCTTGAAGGTGTAGACTACGACACAGAGCGATATGAAAAGGAACTTGCATCGTGGTATGAAAAGAAGCGGTCGCATGACGAAAAACAGTCTGTCGCTCAGTCTCAGCAAAAAGCTGTGCAAAAAGAGTGGGAGACTAAATTAGAAAGTTATCACTCGTCCAAAGCAGAACTCAAAGTTAAAGACTATGATTTTGCTGAAGATGTAGTGCAGGACAGTCTAAGCGTTATGCAGCAAGGTATGATTGTTCAAGGTGCAGATAACCCTGCTCTTGTCGTTTATGCTCTTGGCAAGAACCCTAAAAAGGCGAAGGAACTCGCGTCGATCACAGATCCCGTTAAGTTCGCTTTCGCTGTAGCAAAATTGGAGACCAATTTGAAAGTTACAAAGCGCAAAGCGTCATCAAAACCAGAAAAGAAGATCAGCGGCACAGGCCGTCCTTCTGGATCGGTTGACAACACTCTCGAACGTCTGAGGGCTGAAGCAGAAAAATCTGGAGATTATTCTAAAGTTTTCCAGTATAAGAAGCAGAGGCAGTCAGCTTAACTTGTAAAGGAAGCCAAAATGGCTAATGCATTTTCAAAAGAAGAACGCGTTGCGTTTGAAAACATCTTAGAGGGCTTTAACGATGCTCTCGTGCTTTCGTCAATTGTGACAAAGTATAACACTAGCGGCGAAATGATGGAGCGTTCTAGCGACACCATCTCGCGTCCAATGCCTTACATCGCTCAGTCTTATGACGGCGCTGACGCAACAGGCAACTTTGGCGACAACACTCAGTTGTCTGTTCCAGCAACAATCGGTTATCAGAAGCATTCAACAGCATTGCTGACTGCTAAAGAACTGCGTGACCAGTTGCAGGAAAACCGTTTGGGCCAGTCTGCTGCACAAAAGTTGGCATCTGACATCAACGTGGCAGTTTTGGCTGTTGCATCTAACCAAGGTACAATCGTTTCTAAGCGCACAACTGCTGCGAGTGGATATAGCGATGTTGCCGAGGCTGATGCTTTGATGAACGAGCAAGGCGTAATGATGGACAACCGCAGTTTTGCACTGTCTAGCCGTGACTATAACGGTATGGCTGGTGATTTGGCTGCGCGTGAAACCATGAACAACATTCCGACTGAAGCATATCGTCGTTCGTATGTTGGTGAAGTTGCTGGTTTCCAGACCTTCAAAATGGATTACGCAAACCGTTTGGCTGCTGCTACTGCTACAACTGTCGTTGTAAACGGTGCAGGCCAGTATCACACTCCTGCCGCGACATCGACTGCTGCAACTGGTGAGACTTCCAACGTAGACAACCGCACGCAGAGCTTGGCAATCACCGTTGGTGGTAACACTGTTGCTGTTGGCGATTGCTTCACCATCGCTGGCGTAAATGCTATTCACCACATCACCAAGCAAGACACAGGTCAGTTGAAGACTTTCCGTGTAACTGGAATTGTTTCTGGTTCTGGTGGAACTGGTACAATCACAATCTCTCCTGCGATTGTTTCAAACGGTGGTGGCACTGATGCAGAAGCTCAATACAAGAACGTGACAGCAACGCCTGCAAACGGCGCGGCAATCACCTTCCTGAACACTGTTGAAGCTCCTGTGAACTGCTTCTGGCATCGTGACGCGCTTGAGTTGCTTCCTGCTTCTTTGGCCGTTCCATCAGATGCTGGTGCAGACATCATGCGCGCAACAACCGATCAGGGCGTTGAAATGGTTATGCAGAAACAGTTCGACATCAACACACAGAAAACAAAGTATCGCTGGGATACACTGTTTGGTGTGGCGATGCTTCAGCCTGAAATGGCTGGCATCATGCTGTTCTCACAAACCTAATGGCAACTTGGGTGGGGCTTAGGTGCCCCATCCATCCTTAAAGGGGAAGATAAATGAGTGTAATGCTATATAAACATCCCGGACCATATCAGATGCACGGCGATATGTTTGACTACATTATTGTTGGCGATGATGAAGTTGATGCTGCTGTTAAAGATGGCTGGATGAAGACAACGGATGAAGCTAAAAATGGCGCGGCGAAACCAAAACGTGGCCGTAAACCTAAAGCTAAAGAGGAATAAACATGGCATATACGAAGCGTGACATTGTAGATCAGGCATTCGAGGAAATCGGTCTCGCATCGTATGTGTTTGACCTTCAGCCACAGCAGCTTGAAAGTGCTTTGCGTAGGCTAGATATGATGATGGCAACATGGAACAGCAGAGGCATTCGTCTTAGCTATCCTTTGCCTTCATCACCTAATGACAGCGATTTAAACGAAGAAGTTGGCGTTCCTGACAGCGCATTTGAAGCCATGTATTTAAACTTGGCTATTCGTATTTCTGGAGGCTTTGGCAAGACAATCAGCCCAGACACAAGAGCCGCTGCGAAACTTGCATATAAAGAACTTATGGCCAACTCTGCGCTGCCGATTGAGATGCAGCTTGGCAACGATACTATCCCCGGTGGTGCTGGCAACAAAGGCTGGCGTTATTACAACAACCCTTTCCTGCGCGCGCCGCAAGATCCCCTCACTGTCGGTTCTGACGGTATTCTTGATCTGGAGTAAAACATGGCTAACATTAATCAGCTTTCAACTTTAAGCACTCTGCAAGGCGGCGATTTGCTGGCCGTGTGGTCAACCAATAACGGCGACAGTCGCAAGTCATCAATCACAACTTTGATGAACTATGTTAATGCGAACGTCACAACCGTCACGCAAAATACTCAGTATGCCTCTCCTGCTGCAACTGGGTTTTCCATCACGGTTAATACGGGCAACGTATGGTTGCTTATGACACCTGTCAGCACATACGCTGCTGGATCCGTTATCCTGCCTGCTGGTGCTTCTGACAAGGACACCGTGACCGTGAACTGCACGCAGATCGTTACATCGCTCACAGTGTCTTCTGGAGCCACTGTAGTAGGTGCGCCGACAACGCTTGCTGCAAACGACTTCTTCACAATGCGCTATGATGGTGCAACCACATCTTGGTATCGTGTAGGATAACTTAATGCAGATCCCTATTCTGAACGGAATTTTTACAGACGCTTCGCCTGACTTTAGAACGTCTTATCCCAAGAACATGGTTCCCGTTCCGAAAAGCACGGGAATTTCTGCTGGTTATTTGCGCCCAGCCGAGGGTGTGGTTGAGCTTGGCACTGGACCCGGCATAAATCGTGGCGGTGTTTATTGGAAAGGTTATCTTTATCGGGTGATGGGAACCAAGTTGGTTTCGATTGCGTCTGATAATACAGTTACAGAAATTGGCGATGTTGGCGGCACAGATAGAGTGACGTTTGATTATGGCTTTACCTATTTGGCGATTGCATCGAACAACAACTTGTTTCTGTATGACGGCACAACGCTAACGCAAGTGACTGATCCAGACCTTGGTACTGTTTTAGATGTTGTTTGGGTTGATGGCTATTATATGACCACAGACGGCGAGTTTTTGGTTGTGACTGATCTTTCAGATCCGTTCGCAGTAAATCCTTTGAAATATGGATCATCAGAAGCAGATCCAGATCCGATCAATGCTTTGCTCAAGCTGCGCAATGAGGTCTATGCCCTAAACAGAAACACTATTGAGGTTTTTGATAATGTTGGTGCAACTGGCTTTCCATTTCAACGTATTGCCGGCGCGCAGATACAAAAAGGCTGCGTAGGCACGCATGCTTGCTGTGTGTTTATGGAAAACATTGCCTTCTTAGGTGGTGGGCGCAATGAAGCTCCGTCTGTTTATCTTGGCGCAAATGGCAACGCTCAGAAAATTGCAACGCGTGAGATTGAGGAAATTCTGCAAGAATATACTGAAACGGAATTATCTCAGTCTTTCTTAGAAGAGCGCATAGACAGCGCTCACATGCATTTAATTATTCACCTGCCCAGACATACGTTAGTATTTGATGGAGCAGCTACACAAGCGCTCTCAGCGCCTGTGTGGTTTACTCTATCGTCTGCATTGACAGGTCAGGCCAAGTGGAACGCAGACACCTGCATCTGGGCTTTTGATCGGTGGAATGTTGCTCATGCCAGCACAACGCAATTTGGTTATTTGGACAGCACTGTTTCCACGCATTGGGGTAATGTTGTCGGGTGGGAATTTGGCACGCTGATTGTTTATAACAATGGTCAAGGTGCAATCTTTCATGACATCGAGCTTGTTAGCCTTACGGGATCAACAGCCTTTGGTGTAGATCCCACAATATGGACGCAATATTCAGTGGATGGGGATACTTGGAGCGTTGAAAAGCCTATACGCGCAGGCAAGACAGGAGAGCGCAACAAGCGCCTTATGTGGTTTCAGCAGGGGCATATGCGAAACATGCGTATGCAGCGCTTTAGGGGCACTTCTGACGCTCATGTGGCTGTCGCAGCACTGGAGGCGCGGGTTGAGCCGCTGGCGTTCTGATGTCTGATCCATTAACCCCAACACGAAATCAAATCGCGCGGATGGCGCAGAACGATCCTGAACTGACGAAGGCGATGGAGCGTCTGTTCCAAGTCGCGGGAACAAACACGCCTGCTGACGTTGCTGCGTTGACGGTGTTGATTGAGAACGCAGCGTATGATGCTGGTGTTGCCGCGAACAAATCCGAAAGCTATGAGCGCAATAACGCAACGATTGACTATCTTGATTTCAGACGGTTGCCACCTCATGCAGAGGCAGAGCGCCGCTTGTGTTGGAATGATGACGATGCAACGCTGAATATCGGGATGGAATACGGCGTTTCTCAGCAGGTGGGCATGGAGACCTATGCGCGCGTTGAAAACAACACAGGTGTAACGATACCAAATGGGACTGTTGTTGGTTTTGTCGGGGTTGGCGCTGGCGGTTCGCTTTCGGTCGCGCCATATCTCGCGGACGGTTCGCAACCATCGCTGTATATCTTGGGCGTGATGACGCATGATTTGCCTGATGCTGGGACGCAGGGATATTGCACAAGCTGGGGTTATGTTCGAGATATAGACACCAGCGGGTTTAGTGTTGGCGACTTGCTTTACCCATCCACAACGGTTGCTGGCGCATTTACAAATGTGAAGCCAACTGCACCTGACAACGTAATTCCGATCTCAGCGTGCCTTGTTTCAGATGCTTCTGACGGTGTTGTGTTTGTCCGCCCGACAATTGAGCAAATGCAATATTACGGTGTCTTCAGCAAGACAACTGACGCAACGCCCGCAGCAGCCAACACGGCATATGCGCTGACATTTGATAATACTGACATTTCGAATGGCGTAACAATCGGAAGCCCGACATCTCGGATTGTTGTTCCTGCGTCTGGGCTTTACCAGCTCGAAGCAAATGTTCAGATCAGCAGCGGGAACAGTTCGAAAAAAGATGTTTACGTCTGGTTCAGAAAGAACGGGACTGACGTTCCAAACACTACGCGGATCGTGACCAGTGATGTAAGCAATGCATATGTCACTGTTGCTTTAACTGAGACGCTATCGCTTGAGGCGTCCGATTACATTGAAATGGCATATGGCGCGGACAGCACAAACATTAAAATTGACGCCGTTGCAGCGACAGCATTTGCGCCCGCCGCTCCGTCCGTCATCATCACAGTAACGCAGGTGCAGCAATGACCATCACACCAACAGTTCTGATCGAGCCAAAACAGGCTGAAGCGACCAACACGGTTCAATACACCGCAGATGGGGTGAACGCGATCGTGGACAAGTTCACTGTCACGAACAACGGCGCAGCTGCGGCAACCATCACGATCAACGTGGTGACAAACCTTGGCACGGCTGACGCGTCGAACCGCATCGTCAACGCGCGAAACATTGAAGTGGGTGAGACATACACCTGCCCTGAGTTGATTGGCCATGTTCTGCTTGATGCGGATTACATTTCGACAACAGCAAGCGCTGCAACCACACTGACCATTCGCGCCTCTGGGCGTGAGATTACGCTCTAGGAGATCGACATGGATGATATGATGATTGAGTTTGGCCTTCCAAAGATGAAGATTGTTTCTACGGCTGAGAACAAGAAAAACCGCAAGATGGTTGTGGAAGAGTGGCGTCTTGGCCCAGAGAACCCGTCTATTGATCGAACAGCAAACAAAGATTACTGGAAGGATCTTGGTAAGGCGCTGGGCGTTGATGAGAAAGAAGCTCGCCGTCGCATGTGTGCAAACTGTTCATACTTTCACAACGGGCCAATGAAACAAGCGATGATGGAGGCAATACCTCTGGATGAATATGACACAGATGCGGGTGGCCGAGGTTACTGCAAGCGGTTTGATTTTGTGTGCCACAACCTGCGTTCGTGTCAGGCTTGGGAAGAGGGCCACTAGGGTATTGGCAAAATGACAATTTTCTGTGATAATGAAGGTGCTGAGACGATGGCCCGCCAGCAGGCAAATCTTGCAGAAGGCGAGCCAGTGCGTGAAATCATAGAGCATCATCTGTTAGATACGCTGTCCTTACCAGAGGCCGCGACTTCGTGGCTTATGGGCATGTGGGATGCAATTCAGTTTTTTGATGATGTTGCTGATGATGATAACATGCCTCGATCTGAACTTGATCGAACATTAAACCAAGTCTTGGTTGCCATGCCATCAAACCCGTTTTTCACTGCGCATTCTAGCGTGTTGCTCCCTGTTGTTGCTGTTCAGCTTTTGAAGTGGCAGGCATCTGACGAGGTTGAGCGTCAAGGAAACGCAGATGCTCGCAGCTATATGTGGCGAGCCGGGTATTATGATTTGGTTTTATTAGTCGTGCAGATTTGTCATGGGTATGACGTTGCGGTGAAAATGGCGGCAACTGTTATGTCTTTGTACGGCGAGAAAATAGAAGATTATAAAAAGGAATTTGCTGATGCCTAATCCTGTGGTGGCAATGGTTGGTGGATCTGTTGGCGGTGCTTTAATTCAAAGCAATGCTGCAAAAAGTGCTGCAAAGACGCAAGCTGGCGCTGCTCAATCTGGAATTGATATTCAGCGTGAAATGTTTGATGAAACACAAGCTCTTTTAAAGCCTTATGTTGATGCAGGCATTGAAGCTCAAGCGGGCTTGGCACCTTATGCTGAAGCTGGTGTTGGGGCTTTACAAGGTCAACTTGCTCTTGCTGGGCTTTCTGGTGAGCAAGCGCAAGCTGACGCCATTAGAGCAATTGAAGGCGGCGCAGAATTTGAAGCTTTAACATCTGCTGGCGAAGAGGCTATTCTTCAAAGCGCTGCTGCAACGGGTGGTATTCGCGGAGGTCAAACACAATCTGCATTAGCGCAGTTTAGGCCACAGGTTTTGTCATCTCTTATCAATCAACAGTATGGTCGATTAGGTGGTCTTACTGCTCTTGGCGCAACAACCACACAGAACATTGCATCTGCTGGTCAGGCTGCGGCGGCTGGTCAAGCTGCGGCTGGACAACAAACAGCAGCTAATATTTCTGGTCTGTTTGGGCAAATGGGTGCTGCTCAAGCAGGTGGCACTTTGGCGCAAGGTCAGGCATTCGGAAATCTTCTTGGAAGTGCTGGCATGATGGCTGGTCGGGGAATGGCCTATCAAGGATTTACTCCTGCGGGTGCATCTGCGCCTCTAACATTTGGGCAAGGTATGTTCTACGGTGGAGGGGCATTCTAATGGTGCAACCAATCAATTATATTTTGGATGTAAAAGATCCTATTGAGCAGGCCATGCGAGGCTATGCTCTGGGGCGTCAGGACATCGAGCAGCGTCAGGTTATGGGTATTCGTGGGCAACAAGAAGAGCGCGCCCAGCAGGCATTTGCACAGCAACAACAAGATCGTGCAACGGCTCAAGCCAACGTAGCCAAACAGAAAGCAGATGCAGAAGCTGCACAGGCAGCGCTTGCGGCATTGGCTGGAAAAGGTTTGAATGCTACGTCTGATGATTTCTTGAAAGCTTGGATAGCAAATCCAGCCATACGCTCAGACCTAACAGCGCTTCAGGGCATTCTTAAAGAGCCTCAAACAAAAGCTTTGATAAATGCAAGCCAAAGCCTTTATGCGGCTTCATCTCAAGGTAATGTTGATGTCGTAACACGATTGTTAGAGGAGCAGATTGCGGTTGCTGAAGCTCCCGGTGGAGACCCGACTGTTTTACCAAGCCTTAAACTTTCATTGCAAAAATTAAAACAAAATCCTGAAACTGCTCTTTCGGAAATAAAAACTACAACTGGAATAACTTTGATGGGTTTAAAAGGCCCAGATTATATCAAGACAATAAACGATAGTTTAAATCTTGAAGGTGTAGAACTTCCCGCAGATTACAGAAATCTTCAGCTTCGTGCTAAAGCTGCTGGTTTGGTAGAGGGAACAGCAGAGTTTGAAGCGTTTATGCTTAGAGGCGGTGCGGATGTTGCTCCTGTAAAACTAGGGTTTAGACCTGCAACTGCTGAAGAGGCTGCGCAATTTGGTGCAACTTCTGGTCAGATTGATCAAGACACAGGACGCTTCTACCCAATAACGCCTCCTAGTGGCATGACACTTAAAACAACGCCAGACGGTGGTGTTGAGCTTGTTCAGGGGCCCGGTGTTGGAGAACCTGACACTGGAAAGAAATCAACTGATTTTGTTTATACAACAGATCCAAAAACCAATGAGGTGACAGCGCAACCTATTGCTGGAACGCCTGCCGCAAGAGAAACTCAAGAAGCTCGATCATCATTGGAAGCCAGAATTAATACAGCAGAAAATATGTTAAGCACAATTGAAAGCCTTGTTGGGCGTCCTGCTGGAAATGGTTTAACAGCAATAAAAGAGCCAGAGGCACTATCTGGTATTGTTGGGTTTATTGAGGGCCGTCTTCCAGCCAAGACCCAAGCTCAAGCCAATTTAATGGCGATATACGATCAAGTTACTGGCCGTGCATTTCTTGAGGCGTTTGATACTCTTAAAGGTGGTGGTCAGATTACAGAGACTGAAGGCGTCAAAGCTACGCAGGCATTGGCTAGATTGCAAAGAACTCAAGATCCAGAAGCGTTTAAGGAAAGTCTATATGAGTTTGCAGACGTTGTGCGCCAAGGTTTGATCCGAGCGCAGAATGAATTGGTAACTATCCCTGAGACTGTTCCGGCACCATCGGATGACGTTCAGCTTGAAGTTGGTGCTGCATCTCCTGCAATGGATTTTAGCAAAATGAATGCTCAACAGCTTTCAACGGTGGAAGCGTCAACTCTTACTGATCCAGAGCTTGATGCATATATTGCGCGCATGACTGAACTAGGGTTTTAAAATGGCTTCAGAAGAAAAAATAAGAGCAGCTAAATTAAAGCAAGCACAGTTAAAGCAACAACTTGCGCAACAGCAACCAGCAATGCCTGACGCCGAACCTTCTGCGCTTGAGCAGTATCAGCAAATGGGGTTTACCAATTTTATTGCTGAATATCGTGATGGCCAAATTATAGAGAACCCACAAACTGGTGAACGTGCTTTTGTTTCGCCGGGATATATCACACAAAATCCAGAAACCATTTCTGGCATGATGGCTGGAACCACACCTGCTGAAACTCAGCGTGGCCAGATGCAAGAGCAGATCATTGAGCAGTATCCTGTGGCGGCTAGAGCAGCGACAGCGCTTCAAGGCGTGCCGTTTGTTGGATCTTATACAGATGAAGCTGTTGGAATGTTTAGCCCGCAGGCTGGTGAGGCTATGCGTCAGTCTGTTGAGGCTGTTAGGGCACAGCGCCCCGGTCAGGCTGCTGCTCTTGAGGTTGGTGGCGCGCTTGCTGCCACACCTGCTCTTATTGCTTCGGCCCCTGCCGCAGTTGGTCGGTTTGTCAGCGGTGCGCAATCAGTCGGAGGTCAGATGCTTCGCGGCGCGGTTGTTGGTGGTCCCGCTGCTGCCGTTGAGGGCGCTGTTTCTGGATTTGGTCGCGGTGAAGGCGAAGGTCGATTGGAAGAAGCTGGCACAGGTGCTTTGGTCGGCGGTGGACTTGGCCTGACTATTGGTGGCGCTCTCCCCGGTCTATCGGCTGGTGTTCGTGCTGCTTTTGAAAACATTAAAGGCCGCTCAGTTGGTCAAATTGCACAGACACTGGGCATTTCTACTGACGCGGCGAAAGTTGTTCGCACGGCGCTTGAGAATGACGATCTGGCAGCTGCTTCGATTGCGTTGGAGCGTGCAGGTTCATCTTCTATGCTGGCAGACGCTGGGCCAGCCACACAGCGCCTGTTAGACGTTTCTGTGACATCAGGAGGCGCAGCGCCTAGAGTTGCTGGTCAGGCTGTTGAGGCTCGCGCAGAAGAAGCTGGCGCTCGGATGGCAACTATCCTTGATGACGTTCTCGGCGCACCAGAAGGTGTTGCAACAACGCAAAGAGGCATTCGTCAGGGTACGCAAAAAGATCGAGGTGATGCGTATCGCGTAGCCTATGCGCAGGCTATTGATTATGCGGGTGGCCGTGGTCGTTTCCTTGAGAACTTGTTAAAGCGGGTTCCACAGTCAGCAATCAACCGTGCAAACGAACTGATGCGCTTAGAGGGTGTTGAGAGCGCACAGATCATGGCGCAAATAGCTGAAGATGGTTCTGTTAGCTTTAAGCGAATGCCTGATGTCCGTCAGCTTGATTATATTACGCGTGCAATGGGCGATGTTGCGGAACAGCAAAATGCGGCTGGTAAGTTGGGTGGCACAACGCAACTTGGTCGAGCTACATCAAATTTGCAGCAAAAAATCCGCAAGGTGTTGAAGGCAGAGGTTCCTCAATATGGAAAGGCGTTAGATGTTGCAGCAGATGCAATTAGCAGGACGCGTGCTGTTGAGGCTGGCGCTGATATTTTAAAATCAAGCACAACGCGAGAAACTGTAAAAGATGCTCTTCGCGGGGCAAGCAAGGCAGAACGCAATGCTGCAAAGGCTGGGTTGCGCAGTGCAATTGATGACTTATTGGCGCGAGTTAATGCTGTGGCGTCTGATCCAAACATTGAGATCCGCGAGTTTCAAAAGTTGGCAAACAATCTTCGCAGCAGATCCATGAAAGATAAAATGTCTATTCTTCTGGGCAGAAATCAAGCTGATCGTCTTTACAAACAGCTTGATGAGAATGTGGTTTCTCTTGAACTACGCGCAGCAATTGCTCGCAACAGCGCTACGCAACAACGTCAAGCTATTCAAGGCGCAGTTGAAGATATTACGGCGCCGGGTTCTTTAAGTACTTTGATGTCTGGTGAACCTATTAACGCATCCAAGAAAGTTGTTCAGGTTGTTACTGGAACAACTCCAGAGGCTCGAACACTGCGTCAGATGGGAATTTACGATGAGATAGCCAACACGCTGGTTAGTCTTCGTGGAAATCAAGCCAAGCAGGCTCTGAGACTTGTAGAAAGAGCAATGGCTGGTGATGCGCTTAATGAAACGCAGGCGCGTGTTATAGCAAAAGTATTACTTAGCCCAGCGGCAATGGCAACATACGGCTTTGGTAGAGCGAAGGCAGAACAATGACGCTATCCAAACTGGTCTGTTTTATGATAAAAGACTTGCAGAGCAAGGGGAAACAATAAATGGCACTTAAGCAACTTGCACCTCCGTATCCAATATTCACTGATAAAAGCGGTGATCCCCTTGATAATGGGTATTTGTATTTCGGTGAAGTAGATAAGAACCCCGAAACAAACCCCATCCAAGTCTATTACGACAGCGCGTTCACGCAGCCTGCGGCACAGCCACTGCGCACGTCGAACGGCTATGTCATGCGGAATGGCTCCCCTGCGCTGATATACGCTGACAGTCAGTTCTCTGTGACGATCCGTGACAAGAATAGCGCCTTGGTAATCTACAGCCCTGTTGGGTATGGCGTCGATCCAGCGACAGCAACATCTGGATCTGTGACGGTGCAAGACCAGACTGGCGATGGCACAACAACCGTATTCGGCATGGGCGCTTCGCCAGCCACCAAGAACGCAACGAATGTCTACATTGATGGCGTCTATCAGGAGAAAGACACTTACACGATCAGCGGCAGCAACATCACGTTTTCTGAAGCGCCACCTCTGAACGCAGGCATCGAAATTGTTTCACAGGAAACCCCATTGATCGGCGGTCTGTCTTCCGATCAGGTTTCTTACAATCAAGGCGGCGTGGGTGCAGTCGACACGACTGTAAAAATTAAGCTGCAAGAACGTGTAACTCTAAAAGATTTTGGTGCTGTTGGTGATGGAGTAACAGATGACACCGCTGCAATTAATCATGCAAACACATATGGCATTGGCCCATATGACCTAGAAGGCAAGACTTATTTAAGTACAGCATCATCTCTTGCTTTAAGTCTTGAAGCTTATAACGGTAAAATTCTTTCTAATAACACAAGCAGTATTCAAGAACAGTATCGTCCTCGTTCATCATTCTATGATTATCAAATTAAAACTCGGTCTACTAAATCCAGAGTTTTAGGTTGGAAGGATAAAAAAGTTCTTTGGCTTGGCACTTCAATTCCAGCTTTTGGTTTTAGTTCAGGTGATAGTTATCCTCAAATTTTAGGAAGTACATTAGGTGCAGAGGTAGTTAATAATGGCTTTGCAGGTTCTAGGGGAACCTTTGAAGGCATAGATGCTATTATCCCAGATGGAGATATTATCCAAGTTCGTCGTCTGTCAATGACAGCAGCAGACGTGGCGGCGGGTCTTGCATTGTATGGTGCTGGTTCAGTATTTGATGATGCTTATGACCCTATTACAAAAGCATCAGAAATGACTTGCGAGTTTAGAATTGGCAATGTCTTTAGTGAAGGCGAGGTCGATGTTGTTGTTCTTGACCACAATCATAATGACCGCAAGTTAGCTGCCGGTGATCCTTCTACTATATCTTCAACAATTTCATCAGTAGCCTTTGGTTCAACTACTGCAATTACTGTAAGCAACGGTGGTTTATTTGCTGTTGGAGATGCAGTTGGTCTTACCTCATCAGGCGTTTCAGGTTTTGCTTTTGCTGCTGGTAGAGTGCAGTCTGTATCAACTAATGTAGTAACTATTGCTTATGATACATCTTCCTTAACTGGAACAGTAACCAGTGGAACACTTTACAAGTTAGATAGAACAACAGTTCATGGAGCTTGGGATTTCTTAATCTACTTTACTAAAGGCCAGGCAGCACTTTACGGTTATAGTCAGCCTGAGATTATTCTATGCTCTGCTCCTTCTGAATTTACAAATGATTCTCCAAGCAATGACGTGTGGGCAAACGGAGAAGCTATTCGTGACGTAGCAACTTATTGGAGTTTGCCATTCTTTGATGTATCAACTGAGTATGAAGTTGGTGAAAAAGATCATATTTCTTATTTCTCCGATGATGTGCACCCAGCTACATATGAAGAAAGACAGGCTCTAGCAAATCTATGGATTGGTTGGGCTGAGGGAGGAACACCTCAACAACTAAACGAAGACAATGTGCTTACAACATCTGGCTCTACGTTTACAGATCAAGCAACTGCAGTTTTCAATAACGTCAAGGGTAGCTTTGCTCCCTCCACTAAGATTGCAGGTGCTTACTCAACATTACTAGATGAAGACTTTAGTGGAACTCTTTCAGCATATACTTTAACTGGAACATCACCTGCTCCTGTAATTGCTACTGCACCGTGGGATGCTGCTGAAAAATCTTTACATACTGTTGTTTCGGCATCTCAGGATAGTTGCAATCTTCGTCGTTCATTAACAATGACACAAGCAAACAAGGTTTCTTTTAATCTCTGGCTTCCTGATGTTGATGACATTGTTGGATATGGGCTTGTTAGAGTTGTTAATTTAATGAAGCTTTTATCAGGCACTACTTCATCGCATTTAATACTTAGGCTTCGTGTGGTTTCTACATCTGTGCAGTTGCAAGTTGTATATTTCTCAGACACAGCCGATACTACTTTGGTGCAGCCAAGAGCATCTACAGTAAATTTATCAGCAAACACAAAGCACAATATATCAATAGAAAATATCACAGATGACGGAAATGGAATTGGTGGTACTAGAGTTCTGCTTGATAGCACAGAGATACTTAGGTTTGCTACTGTAGATAGTGCTCATGGTGTTGATACAAAAATTGACTTTGGTTTGTTTGGATCAAATATTGCAGGAGATTTTGAAGCATACCTTGGAGATCTTTTAGTTGAAAGCCGTCCACTTACAGCACCATTTAATGGCACTGTAGCCAGCCCATCATCAATAACTGTTGTTAATGGCATCATAACGGCACTGTCGTAGGATAAAGGAATTACACAATGACTATCAAACAAAACGGCGGCATCTTCGGAAGAAACCCAGAGTTTAACGATGTGTCTGCAAAAGATGTGTCTGTAACAGATGAAATCACAATCCTTGAGAATGGCGTAGATGTAGGCGGTGTTCGTTCATTATCTGGTCAGGCTCAGCTATCTGGAACAACAACTGGGATTACTTTTGGTGCACAAAGTGTGTTGCCAACAAACGGTGGCTCAGCCATTCAAAACGGCACAAGAGATATTGGTGGTGCCTCAAACTTTTGGCGCAATATGTATGTAAGCACTGGGGTTTACTTTGGTTCTCAGACTACTGCAACACACCTCGATGACTATGAAGAGGGGGTTTACACTCCAACATTAACTCCTGCTGGTAGTGGATCAAGTGGAACAATTACACTAAACTCTACTTATGATAAACTTGCTTATACAAAAATTGGCAGACTTGTTACAGTCACAGGAACTGTCATCGTTTCTAGTGTAAGCAGCCCAGCAGGTACTCGTGTAGATATTTCATTGCCGTTTACTGGTGGAGATACCTCTGACATTTCGGAACGGTGTTGCGGATTAGTCCTGCCTAAAAGTTTAGGTTCTGTTGGAAATGCGGCTATTAGAATTAATGGCCCATCTGCAACTGTTGGTTCTCTTGTAACAGTATCATCAGGAACTCAATCAGATATTGCTGCTACAGACTTTAGTGGCAATGAAGAACTGCAATTTACATTTTCCTACATTGCAGCATAAAGGAAATAACAATGTCTCTTACTAAAGTACACAATCGAATGTTTGCTCAGACGGTCTTTAACGTAAAAGATTATGGTGCTTTGGGTGATGACAGTAATGACGATACAGCAGCAGCACAAGCAGCTATAGACGCAGCAGAAACAGAAGGCGGTGGTGTTGTCCTCTTTCCAGAAGGTACATACTTACTGAATAGTTTTTACTCTGGGTACACACCTTCTGGAAGAAGTAATGACGTTGCTCGATTGTATATTGACGGAGATAATATTTCTTTTGTCGGACAAGGTGCAAAGCTAACTACATCAACAGGTGATGGAGATCGGCGTCATTTTTTCTTTGCTAATGGTTCAGAGAATATTCACTTTGAAGGCTTTATTTTTGATAACAAAGGCGTTGCATCTACAACAAGGCGAACACAAGCAATCACTACAAATGGCACAAAGAATATTACTATTCAAAAGTGTACTGTAGAAAACGAATGCCTTGGCTTTTTTATTGGGAAGAATAGCCAATACACATCTATTACTGAATGTCATATTGACGGTTCTTTAGCTTTAAATACAGGCGGTGATGATGCCAAGCCTAGTGGTGATCAGACTGATGGGACTGTTTCTGACATTGTTATATCAAAATGCTTTATTGAGAATTGCAGTGAGGCAATAGATATAAATCACGACACTACAGATTTTATTATTTCAGAAAATTATATTACGTTGTCTTCTGGTTCTGAGGAGGCTTTGGACATTGGTGGTTCTACTGTTTGCAGAAACGGCGTTATCTCAAACAACTTTATTGTTGTAAATTCTGCGGATGCAGATGGTATTTTGTTAAAGCAAGAAACCAAAGATGTTGAGGTTACTGGAAATAGAATTAATTACACGGCAGCAACGTCTACCACAAACTATGGTGTAAGATTAAACGCATCTAACCTAGATAATTTTAAGATTACAGATAACACAATAAAGAATTTCTCTAGGGGAATTGTTTCTGAAACATCTGCTGGCACTAACTTTACAATCAATCAAAACTTTATTGCTGACTGTGCAACATCTGGAATTGTTATTCATGCTACGTTTGGCTCAATATCAGACAACATTATAGATATGTCTGATAGTGGAAACACAGGCACAGCAATGCAATTGCTGGGTTCTCAGTTTAACTGTTGCGGAAACAATATAACTGGCAACTCTAATATGTCTAAGACATTTGAGATTGATGCAAGTAATACTGTTTGTAAGGGAAATAATATTGTAGGCGGTGTTGTTCCTGTAACTCTAAATGCCAATAACATTGTGTTTGATGGTAACAGTATTTCTTCTGGAACAAGCACAGCTATTGACGTTGATGGCCCAGAGAATGTGGTGGTTAGTAATAATATTGTTTTTAACAATGACAGTGCTTCATCAGCTACAGCAACTATTGATTTTGCCAATGTAACAAACGGTTCTGCTACAGGTAACATGATCTATGATACAAGATCATCGGGCCAAACAGAGCTTGGCAAGATTGTTGCTGCGGCTACTTGTGATTTCATTTTGTTTGCAAACAATACAATCTCAAACACTGTAACATCACCCGGGCAAGTTACTATTAATGGCGCAGTATCTAATAGCAGCAACACAGATAACTTAGTTTAATGCGCCTAGTGCGTGGACAGTCCAGCCAAGGAGGTAAATATGGCCCTGACTAAATCAACAGTAAACGACAAGATCGAAGTCATCAATCACGGTGACTGGTCATCAGTGCAAGTACGCACTGCGACTATCATTGCAGAGGATGGCACAGAAATCAGCCGTACATTCCACCGTCATGTGGTAATGCCTGATGCTGATCTCTCAGCAGAGGATGCTGATGTTGCTGCTATCTGTACTCCAGTATTCAGTGATGCGGTTAAGGCTGCTTATGCTGCACACTTGGCAGAGGGAGAGTAATGGAACCTATTCAGCCTTTTAGCACTGTCTTTGGCACAGTCTTCACCTCAGTCTTTCAACCAGTAACTAAGAAATAGGAGGGCATTATGCCTAGAACTTCAGTCTCCGCAGGCGCACAAAACACTTGGTCAGATGCAATCCAAGTTGTGGGTAGCTTTAACCTTTCGATCAGCGGCACATTTTCTGGAACTGTCACGGTTCAACGTGCCGAGGACGGTTCTACATGGCGCGATGTTGACACATTCACCACACCATCTGAAGAGGTGGGGTTTGATCCTATTTTAAATTATTATCGAGTTGGCATAGCAACCGGGGATTATACTTCTGGCACAGCAGTTGCGTCGATCAATGGTTATGACATTTGGCCAAACAGAATGTAGTTATGGAAATTAGTGGTTTTATAAATGTTGGATTAGGTGCCGCGATTGGTGGTTTAGGTTGGTTGTTAAAAACACAGCATAGTGAGCTTGGCCGTATTCAAATTCTTGTGAACAAAACACGCGAAGAAATGGCCAAGGAATATGTAACTAAGTTAGATGGTGCCGCAACGATGAACCAGATTGTTGCTCGGTTTGATCGATTGGAAGAAAAAATAGATCGTTTGTTTTTGGAGCGATAAAGGTGGTTTGTGCGCTTACCAGCATAGCGGTGGGCGTGATGACTTATGGTCATCTTTACACAGCCTGCATTTATCGCTGCCCTTCTGGGATTTATAAGTATTACCCATATACAATTCGGGTGCCTTACAAGGCGCCGTGCTTTTCTTACATTAAGTTGGGTAAGAATACATGATAGATCCATTTATAGCGCTTGCAGCAGTTAAGTCTGCTGTTTCTGCGGGCAAAGAACTTGTTAATGTAACCAAGCAGATTGGTGAGTTTTTTGACGGGGTGGATGATTTACGCGCCGCTCATGAAAAAAAGAAGAACAGCGTTTTTTCATCATCAGACGAAAATTCTATGGAAACTTTCGTCAATCTTCAGCGAGCTAAGGACGCTGAAGAGGAACTTCGTCAGATTGTAATAGCCACTAGGGGGTTTTCTGCTTGGCAAGAACTGCAAGCAATCCGTGTGCAAGCTAGAAAAGATCGAAAGGCCAAGATTGCAGCGGAGAAGAAGCGCAAGCAAAAGATGATGGAGGGGTTTATTATTTACGGCGGTTCAATAGCGATTGTCGCTATAATGATTGGAATGACCGTTGTAATAATTTTAGCAAAGCAGGGGCGCATCTGATGTCAGACGGGGTTTCTGGGGTTGGCAGCATGCCGTTTAGTGTAAGCTCGGACATACATACCCAAACGAAGACCCGTGAGCGCATAGAAAACCACTTGGTGGAGCAGAGGGTAGCTAAAGAACACAGAGCCAATCACACGCACTTAGAAGAGCTTAGAAAGCAAAGTTTGGAATTATCTCAAGGTTATGATAGATTTGGTTCTAAGACCACAGCCTCTAAGCCAATAGGGGCTAATGTGAACATAGAGGTTTGACATGGAAAAGATACTTGCTTGGAAGATCATGCCGCGTCTTATGATGCTGGTAATGACGGTGATGTATATACGCTGTATCGAATGGGCGTTAAGCCAGCCAGATTTATCAACGCAACAAGCTGGCCTAATATCAGTTGTCACCGGGGCCATGAGCGGAGCTTTTGCCATATGGCTGGGGTCTGAGAAATGATGCAGTTCATAGCGCCAGTGGCAAATCTGGCTGGATCATGGTTGCAAGGCAAGGCTGATAAGAATGCAGCAGAGGCCAAGCTAAAGCTAACTGAGGCAGAGGCCAAAGCTAAAATCATGCTGTCTGAAAAGACCAGCGTTGCCGACTGGGAGCGCATCATGGCTGAAGGCTCGCAGAACAGTTTTAAAGATGAATGGCTTGTGGGTTTGTTTTCTGTGCCATTGGTGCTTTCATTTTGTGGCGAATGGGGTCGCACAACCGTTGCAGAGGGGTTTACAGCGCTGGAAGCCATGCCTGACTGGTATCAGTATACTTTGGGCGTTATTGTTGCTGCCAGCTTTGGTGTGCGTTCTGCCACTAAATTCTTTGGGAAAAACAAATGAAACAGAACTTTGATAAGTGTTTGGAGATGTTGCTGCACCACGAAGGTGGTTTTGTAAATCATCCTAAAGATCCCGGCGGCATGACAAACCTTGGCGTTACCAAGGCTGTCTATGACGCATGGACAGGCAAAGAAAGCAGCGAGGCAGAGATGCGTGCTTTGACGCCTGCTGATGTTGCGCCGATCTATCGCAAGAACTACTGGGATAAGGTGCGCGGTGATGACTTGCCAAGCGGCGTTGACTGGTGCGCGTTTGACTGGGCTGTAAACTCTGGAAGTAAACGGCCAGCCAAGGCAATACAGAAAGCTGTCGGCGCAAAGCAAGACGGTGCGATTGGCCCCATGACATTGCAGGCTGTGGCAAATGAAGAGCCAGACAAAATCATTGAGGCTGTTTATCATACGCGTCAGAGGTTTTACGAACGTCTTAGCACCTTTGAAACATTCGGTCGGGGCTGGACGCGCAGGAATAAAGAAACTTTGGAAGCAGCATTGGAGATGATGAATGGGTAAAGCAACGCCAACAGATGCAGCACTGTGGTCTAGGGCTAAATCTGCGGCCAAGAAAAAATTTAAAGTTTATCCTTCAGCATATGCTAATGCTTGGGCAGCTAAGTGGTATAAAGAAAAAGGCGGCGGTTGGCGCGGCGGGAATAACAAGGTGGCTAAAAGTGGCAAAAGCAAAAAAGCCTAGTGCCAAAGGTGGGCTGGGTAAGTGGTTTAGAGAAGAGTGGGTTGACGTTAAAACAGGTGAAGCCTGTGGACGCACATCTTCCAAAGGTAAATCAAAGAGGCCATATCCCGCCTGTCGCCCTAAAAAGGTTGCGTCGAAGATTTCTAAATCAGAGGCAGCAAAGAAGACCGGCTCAAAACGAGTGAATTGGTCAACAACAGCTAGTGGAAAGAAGAGGAAAGCATAATGTATGGTATGAAAAAAGGCACTAAAAAAGGCACCAAAAAAGGTGGCAAGAAAAAGTAATGGCTAAGACCAAAGCAGAAAAGATTGCTGCGGCTAAGAAACGTCACGGTTTTACGGCTGTAAACAAGCCTCGCCGTGGCGGGCCAAAGAAGTTCGAGGTTCTCGCTGTCGAAGGTGATACCGTAAAGAAGATCAACTTTGGCGATCCCGCTATGTCCATCAAGAAGGATCAGCCTAAGCGCAAGGCATCTTATTGTGCGAGGTCTGGTGGCATAAAAGGTAAGAATAGCAAGCTGTCAGCTAATTACTGGTCGCGTCGAGCTTGGAATTGTTAAAATTGGGGCGAAGACGGGAGGAGAATATCCTCGCCCCAGTGAGCGCTCTTTTATAACTTAGCACGCTTTTGCTTATATTGCATAACAGAAAGCATCAAAGAATGCTTTTGATTTTGTGACGCGCTTTTAGAGATGCGTTTTGAGAAACATTCTCGCGTCATGCCGAGCGCTTTTGCTGCCTCTGTTCTTGATGCAAAGGTTTCTCCCCACAGCGTGATTTCTTTCGCTGCGTTTGTTTTTCCAATAGGCCCGTTTTTACCAAGCCCAACTGTTTCCAGCGTTCCCTTGCGATTAAGCATTCTGGTGATTGCAGTTGGTGATATGCCCAACGCTTCTGCGGCTGCTTTAAACGATGGATAGACCTCACCTCTAATTTCACATGGAATGGCTGTCGTTTTCTTCAAGCCATGTTTTAACGGTTTCGAGATAGGCGTGATCTGGGCCATTTCGCTCGATCCATGCACGTTTGTTTTCGTGTATAGAACTTGGCCCAACTTGGTGGCAGTTTTTGCAAAGTGGGATGACATCGAAATCGCTCGCTTTGTTTGTTCCGTATCTATCGCAGATGATGTGATGTGCGTCTGATGGGCCAGATCGTCGGCAGATAACGCAGGGAAGTTCCTTAACGCGTTGCAAATGTTTCTTTGCAGCTTTCGTGCCGCGCTCTGGTTTTGGCTGCTTTAACCCCATTGGAGGCTTGCCAGTTAAGTTCATTTGAAATACTTTTCCCAGCGATGCGCCTCCAAGGTTAATTTCTGGGCATATGAATACAAGTCAGTCACCCGCTTCTTGTTTCGTCTGGCGCGCTTGATGGCTTCCTCCACTCTTGCGCGCTCTTCGTTTATTCTTGCCAATTCCTTACGCGCCTTGGGGCGCATCACGAACTTCCACATTGCTTTTCTCCTTTTCAGACCACTCGACACCATGCCGAGATCCATATTCGTAAATTACTTCAATTAAGTCAGACATCTGTTGCTTGTTTAGTTTTGATGTTTTGAACCCTAAAGGGAATGGGCCAGATCCATCCAGCCCATCAGCAAACTGCACCTGATGACCTAGAGAGTGCATGAAAGCACACTTCCAAGTCTCTGGTGGCCATTTTCGTTGGTCTGGCCGAGCCATAGCTATATCACTTAACATTGCCCACATCTTAGCATTTTGATCCAGACTTCTGTCGCCTCCAACAATGGTGACAACAGAATAATCTGGTGCAGCATCAATAAGCTGATGTGCATACATGCGCTGGCGTGGGCCTGTTAATCGAACCTTATATGGCATTAGCTTTGACCAAACTTTTCACGAAGCTGATCGAGCTTCATGTTGGTTTCTTCTAAGAACGCAATAACTTCGGTTTCAATGTCTTTGCACAGATCCGCATCACGATGCACGCGCTCCATCCAAAAGTTCATATCTCCCGGCAGCCGAGGGTCAAAGCTTACAAAATCACACCATTGCCGATCTGTACAAATCATCTGAACATGCATTTGCTTGATGTATTTGCTTGGCACCTTGTCAGACAGCAGCGTGTCAATGTGCGTGGCGGTGTTTGGGCATTTGATCTCGATCAGGCCATCAGACCCCACTAGGCCATCAGGTGATGCTCCAAAGAACTTAATAGTTGGATGTGGTACAAAACCAGTTTCCTCAACCGTTTCGCCTGTCATAAGCTCATAGGCCATGCGGGCTTGTGGCTCTGTATCAGTACCCCATTGCATAGCGGAACTGCTAAACCCCTCTGTAGGGCGCTCTGTGAGCCTCTCAGTGATAATCTGAGCCATATAATTGCCACGGCTTGCGCTATATCCAGCTTTGGTCTTTGCCATAACATCGGCAGCACGGGATGCAGTGACGCATCCCAGCCGAGCGGTGTACCATTCTTCACTCCTCTGTTCCATTATCAGCCTCCTGCATTTTAGCCAGCTTCTTGTTGAGCATAGAGATTGCATCAACAGCCTGCTTGTCGTTGAGGTCGTGCAGGGCTTCGACTTTCCAATAGGCGCAAAGCTTGTTTTCATCAGCCTGTGTGCCATCGATTAGAGATTGGATTTCTTGGAATTGCTCAGCTGTTATGCGCTTTGGAGCTTCCTGCTTTGGTGCAGCTTTGGCCGCAGCGTTGCCATCGTCATCTTCTGGGGCAATGCCGGCCATTGCCATGAGGCCATAACGGCGAGCGTAGGTTACAGCAGAGCCATAGCCTTGCATGTCGTTCTTGCCTACGATTAACGGCACGCGACAAGAAAGCTGTTCGCCGCTTTCGCCGTGGATCATCACGGTTTCGACAAAGCGCCCCTGTTCGTCTTCGCCAGTGGGCTGAATGACTGCAATGCCTTGCTCATTAAGCGCAGGCAGGCAGGCGTCCATTACGCTGCCAAGATCCGCATATTTGCTGCGGAAGTGCGGGTTGCTGGATTGCTTTAGGGCTTTGCCCATGTTGGCCTGTGCAGCGGCCAGTGCTGTTGCGATTGTTTTGGTCATATCAATACCCCAGTGCATAGCCAATAATTAAGAAGGCATAGCCTCCACCAAAGATTGCGATGGCCCCGATCAGGTCACAAAGTAAATCACGAATACGCATGTTTTTTCCTCCTTACGCGTAGAACATAGCTGATTGAATATCAGCCAATGCTTTTCGATCAGCAGCGTTTTGCCGATCAATATTATTGATGTTGCTTGCCATTTCTTGCAGACGATTGCGGCCAAGCTTAGCAAGCTCGGTAATGTCAGATTGCTGTACAGAAACGCTCTGCTGCACGCTAATTTCCATTTTAGCTTGATACCAAGCCAGTTTCATTGCTTCGCCAATTGGCTTTTTAACACCCATCTTTTTAAAGCGATTAACGACAGCCCAAGCCTCAGTCATGATCCAAGTGCGGTTGGCGACTACTTTACCGTTTTGTCTTTTCCACTTAAACATATTGTCCTCCGTTGATGAATTGACACTTAAATGGTATTAGCGGCAAACGCAATAAATAATTTGCATTGTGCTAATTTTTTTTTAAAGTATGATGTAATCACAAATGGAGGGTACTATGGAAAAAACACAAGCAGTTATTCTTTTTAATGAATGGTTCAAGACCAATGGCGTGCGCAAGAACTGGTTCGCTGAGCAGATTGGTGTAAACGGCCCAGACATCTCTCGGTGGTTGTCTGGAAAGGTCAGGCCGCACAAAGCAGTTCGCAAGCGCATCGAGGAACTGACAAATGGCGCCGTGCCAATGGAGGCATGGAAGTGAAGATCCCGGCTAAACAGTTTCGCAACAAGTATGGCGCAAAGAAAACGGTTGTGGGCGGCATCAAGTTCGACAGCAAGAAAGAAGCGGCGCGCTGGGGATACTTGCAGCTTTTGCTTCGCGCCGGCGAAATCACTGATCTGGAGCGCCAAGTTAAGGTTGAACTGATCGGGCAGCAGGGGCCATTATTAACTAGAACAGGTCGCAAGATGAAGCTGACGTTTGACTTCAGCTATATGGAGGATGGCGTCAGGATCTATGAGGATGCGAAGGGCTTTCCTACGCGAGATTATGAAGTGCGGGTTGCAGTAGCCCGTGCAATGGGACTTGAGGTCAGGGAAACATGAGTTTTGTTCTTCCAGATGGAAATGTCTTAATTTCGTTTAGCGGTGGCCGCACCAGCGGTTATATGCTGCATCAGATACTCGAAGCCAACGGCGATCTTCCTGATCGAGTGAAGGTTGTTTTTGCGAACACTGGCCGCGAAATGCCAGAGACATTGGATTTCGTGCAGGAGTGCAGTGATCGATGGTCAGTGCCAATCACTTGGCTGGAATACACGCGCAAAAATGGAAAGGTTGGTTATGAGGTTGTCAGCCACAACAGCGCCAGCCGAAACGGTGAGCCTTTGGAGGCGATGATCCGCGCCGCAAAATACATTCCCAACACTATGCGCAGAAAATGCACGCAAGAGACAAAGCTGCTGACAATAAAAAGATATTGCAGATCACTTGGCTGGAAGAAATGGATCAACACTGTTGGGCTTCGCGCTGATGAAGCATACAGAATAAAGCCAAGCAGAGATAAAATGTGGGATAACTGGTTTCCTCTTTTTGATGCTGAAATGTCAAAGCGTGATGTTGAGAATTTTTGGAAGCATCAGCCTTTTGATCTTCAGCTTCCCATATTCAATGGCATCACTCCACATTCAAACTGCGATGGATGCTTTCTTAAAAGCGAACATAAGCTGGCCGAAATGTGGCGAGATCATCCAGACAGAATGGAATGGTGGGCGTCATTGGAGGATGAATTTGGACACACGTTTCGCTATGATGGAACAACATATCGAAGCATAAAAGAAACAATGGAGCGTCAGGGCGACTGGATTTTCGATAGCGAAGATTTTTTCTGCCAAAAAGATGGAGGCGAATGCACAGGATGAAGCAGGATATTTTGATTTATTTGTTTAGCAACAACGGCGCATCAGCAGGCGATATTGCTATGAATACAGGCCATCACCCGCGAGAGGTGCAGGATCTGCTGATCGAGATGGATGATGCAGGAGAGGTTATTATGCGCTCAGGTTTTTACCGGCTTAGTGAAGTCTCGCGGCTTAGAGCTTTAAAAGGATTGGACGATCAGACAATCTAATGTAAAATAAATGGACGGGGAGCATGTCAAAGCTCAACCCGTCCTAGTAAGGCCAAGCTGTTCAAGCGGAGAAACAGCGAAGGCAGAACGCATGAGAGAGATGCGTTGACCTGAATATAGTTCGGGATCGACGTCTCCACAACAGAAAAGGAAATGTCGATGCACAGCTTCGATCCAGAAATTGCAAAGAAGGTTGGCGTTAATGCTGCTGTCATTTACCAGAATATTGTCTGGTGGACGCAGAAGAACATTGCCAACAACAAACATTATCACGATGGTCGCCATTGGACGTATAACAGCATCAAGGCTTTCGATGCTCTGTTTCCATATCTTAGTTCAAAGCAAATCAGGACTGCGCTTGATAAGCTTGAAGATGCCGAGTTGATTTTGTCTGGAGTATTCAACCGTGCTGGTTACGATAGAACCAAATGGTATTGCCCAAACTGTCAAATCGATTTGCCCAAAAAGGCAAATGGAATTGCCCAAGAGGGCGAACCTATACCAGTTAGTAAACCAGTTATTAAACCAGATATTAAACTTGGGGAAAAATCCCCCAAAAAACAAAAGCGTGCTATTTCTTTGCCTGATGGATGGGTGCCATCAGATCGAAACATAGAAGATGCAACAAAGCGTGGCTTTTCACAGGAGGAAACAAACAATGAAGCAGAGCAATTCAGAAATTACCATCAGTCAAAAGGATCAACATTCAAAGATTGGGATGCTGCTTGGAGGACATGGCTTGGAAACGCTAAGAAGTTTGCCAGATCACGTTCCACCAGAAACAGCGGAGGACATAACGCGCTCATGGCCGGATTTGCTGCATACGCCGCTGAACTCGAAGACTGACCGGGATCTGTTAGAATTAGCAATTTCTAAGCTTTCTACGCCTGCACCGCGCAAATGGATCACTGGCAGAATTGCTTCGTTGTTAGCTCAATATTTTCAAGGCGACATTTCTGAGCAGATGATGAAAGCCATTGCTGATGATTGGGTCTATGAGATGCAAGAGTTCCCAGCATGGTCAATCGCAAAGGCAGTTCGATGGTGGACAGGCAAAGACAATCCTGATCGGCGCAAGAAGCCATTGCCGGGAGACATTGCCGAGCGAGCGCAGAGGGAGCTTGGAGCATTAGCCGTAGCTAGATTGGCAGTCAGGCGCTTTGATGATGGCATTACTCCAATGATTGAACAGCAACCAGAAGAGCGCATAAGCAAAGAACGCGCAGATGAAATTATGGCTGAAGCTGGGTTTTCTGTGAGGAAGTTTGGCGTAAATGATAAATAAAATGTGCAAAGTGCAAATTATATCTTGCAATGTGACAGCATCTGTCATAAGTAATAATTGAAAGCAACGGAGGAAAAAATGAACAACTATTATGAAGAAGCTTTAGCAGATTTTTGGAGCGAAGCTAAAGGCGAAGGTATTATATATTCATCTTACGAAGAAGCGGCTAAAGCTTTTGATGATATTATGTCACCTCGCGTTGTAGCTGATGATACCAATCCAGAAGATATGTTTTAATGGCAAACGGCGGGGGCTACGGCCCCTACACCAACAGGAGAAAAGCTATGAGCAATCTTGATAAACTGTGCGCTCTGATGCGCGACATGGAAAATTAAAAAGTATGAAGTGCAAAGCGCTCAATGATAAAGTTGCTCGAAATGTTATACGAGATTTAAACAAGGGCTTTGGCATTCAAGATATTGCTGTAAGAAACACAGCAACTGAAGAGCAGGCAAGGTTCATAGTAGACTTCCTGCGCGAGCATAAACTGCTCGGTAAATTTTACACCAATTCAAGGAGGAAATGGGGAAATGCAAATACTAATGATAGCAGGCAACGTGGGTAAAGACGCAGTTCTTCGCCGCACGCAATCAGGGGATGCCGTCCTTGGTTTTTCTTTAGCTGTGGATAACGGTAAAGATAAAGATGGATATAAGCGCGACAGCACTTGGATAAGCTGCTCGGTCTGGGGAAAACGCGGAGAAAGCCTCCAGCGAATGATAACCAAAGGCACGCGCCTTGCGCTTACTGGTCGCCCATCTGTTGATGTATATGAGGGTAAAGGCTCGCTTAAACTCAGCGTCAATGAGCTAACCTTTATGGGTGGTGGATCTTCTGAGCCTGTTCAGTATCAAGAGCATGATGCACCTGCTCCCAATCAAAACGATGAAATCCCATTCTAATGCGTGTTGAGGAAATGGAAAAGAACTGGGCAGAGCTTGCGAAAAAAGAACGCAAGGCTGTCAGTCAGCGAGATAAAACAAGCCATCGCCTAAAGCCAAACGTTGATTATGAACAGGGCACGGGAGATATGAAATCAACAACGCGTGAGATTATTAATCTGGCAAAAAAAGGAACTCATGTTGATAAGATTGTAAAGCGCATGAGCTTCAAGGGTTTGAACCGGGATTATGTTCTACAAGCTTTATGGCGGCATGAGGATAAATGGAAAAAATGAAAAATCTTGAAAAGCTGCGCGAGCTTATGCGCGATTTGGAACTAAACTTAGAACTGTTTGTTTATTTTTTCATTACAATGGCAGTTCTTATTTGGATGTATGTAATGCTATCAGAGGTGATGATATGACCTTGGCTGAACCTGCATTCATGGCTTTCGTTGTGTTCTCTTCAATAGATGAGTGCAAAGAGTTTTCTAAGTATTACGATTTGCAGCGCATCTTTGAACCTCAGTGCATACAGATGGGTGGAGGTGTTGAGTATCAGCGCCCTATCCCAAATATCAGGCCAAAGCCACGTCCACAAATCAATGGCTGATCTGCAAAAAATACGCGGCCATCTCAAGGCTCTTAGAAATGATCTGTATAAAAACAATTTAGAACTTTATGCAGATCATATCGATTATATGATCGATGAAATGTTCTCCAAAGAAGACATGATTGAAAATGAACTGTTTTTGAATTATGTTTCCAATATGCGTCCACCCCGCTTGGGTGAGATAAAAGGTGTAGAACATGGCAGCAAAGAGAAAAGTTGGGCGTCCGACGAAATACGATCCTAAGATGTGCAAGACCCTAATCGAACTGGGCAAGCAAGGAATGAGCAAGTGCGAAATGGCTCTTGAACTAGATATTGCTTACGACACGTTCGATAGATGGCAGAATGAAAATGCAGAATTTTCGGAGGCCGTAAAGCGAGCAACGCGTTATTCGCAAGCTTGGTGGGAGCGTCAGGGGCGCATTGCAACGTTCGGAGCGATTGATGGTTTCAACGCAACAAGCTATGTCTTCAACATGAAAAATAGGTTCCGCGCCGATTGGAATGACACGGTTAAAAACGAACACATGGGTCCAGACGGTGGCCCAATCGTGCAGAAGATCGAGCGGGTGATTGTAGACCCAAAGGATGATGCGAATGGAACGACTGGCTGAACTAGCTCAATACGATCAAGCAATAGCAGGCTTAGTCGATGAAGACTTTCTAGCTGCTGGATTTACGCCAGAAGAAATATCCGCATATAGATCGCAAACAACCCCACAACTAACGCCTTTTGTTTCGAGGCCAGAAGATACACTTACCCAAGGTCCAACATCATACAGAACTACGGCGCCGCAAGGTGGTTACGCTGACATCTATGGAAGCAGTTTCTTAGCCAGACAAAAAGAAGAGCCAGCCAGTGTTGGCTTTGCGCGTGACTATATGGATTTCTTGCCCGTCATAGGCGATGTGCTAGGCGCTGGTGAGGTTGCCCAAGAACTGACTAGCGAAGATCCCAATTATCCTTTGGCTGCTGCTCTGGGCGCTGCAACGGTTGTGGGCGCTGTTCCTGTTATTGGTGATCCTGTTGCGCGTGCCGTCGCTAACACAGCACAGAAAGTATTTGATAGCCCGTTTGCTGGTGAGATAATCGGCGGCGTTCGCGGTGTTCTTGATCGAGACATTGAGTTTTTGCGAGGCCGTGGCGATCCAGCACTGGCTCAAGGTGTTGGCGCTGATGTGCCGGGTCGCGCTCCTGTGACGTTTGATGATGTTGAGGCCGCTATGGAGGCAGAGGCAACTGTTCCTGCACAGGCTGTAGCTCCAGAGGTCTCTCAGGCACCTATAGATCAACAAGTAGTAGCTGCGCCGCGCATTACACCGCAGGATCTTCTAGACGCTCGTATCATCCCGACAGTGGCTGATCTGACCCGTGCTGGTGGATTTTATAAAGGCATTGATAGCTCATTGATTGATGTGCCGGAAGTAATGATGGGTGGCCCCGGCTTCCCATTGCTGCCATCAAGCCAAGAGAACGGTTTGATCTGGGCAGTTCAAGGCAAAGGCATCGGAACAAAGAAGGCTGGCAAAGGCGCTGACTTGATTGCTGTCACAGCGATGAACCCGACAAGCCACAAGTCGAACATCAGCTTTATTAACTCTCTAATCAAAACAACTGACGCATATGTTAGAGATGGGCGGATTGGTGATAACGTCATCAGCGCCTTGGATGATGCAATTCGTCAGGCTGGTTCTGGTGGAGATCAGGCTTTGGTTGGGTTGGCTAAGTTTCCCGGTTTTAAAAGCCCTAATGCGCAAGAGTTTATCAACAATGCAAGCTTTCAAGAGCGTAGTCGCATCGCTGCTGTTATTGGCACAAAGGAAATGCAAGCTGCTGGCGCGCCAAATGTAAATCGCGTATTAGAGGCGACTGTTGATCCTAGATACGCTGGCGCAAATCCGCGTGACACTCTGTTGTTTATTGAGCCTGATTTTAGCTTGCCTCCCGTGGATCTAGCGGCAGAAGGTTTACCGATACATCCAAGCTATAGATACGGCATCCGTGGCCGCGTGTTTGGTTCGCTCGATCAGAACATATCAACATTTGAGATGTTCCCTGACTTCTGGGGCGAAAAGAACATCAATGCATTTGGTGAGGGCTTTAACAAAGGTGGTCGCAGAGCATTCGATATGTCTTTGCCAATCCAAGAAGTTACGGGTGATCAGGTGAAAAACCTTGAGCGCATCATGACGATGCAGGCTGCTCAGAATACAAATTTATCTGCCATAGATACGCGTTTGTTAGTCAATTCTTTAACTGACAATTGGAAGCCAACAACTACATCTGTTAAGGCTGGCGGCGCATCGCCACAAGCGTTTGTAGATGCAATCAATAATAATAAATACAAGCCAGCCCTAACAAATTATTCTCCGCAAGAAGTTAAGGCAGGCGCTCGATCAGGTGATCTGGTGGCTTATCAGCTTGGTGATGATGATGTATTCTTTGCTCTCGATAGCAAGCCAGATTACTCATGGGCTGGCGTTGATATGCAAGAAGGCGACAAGGCTTTGGTTGGGGTTGTTAGCAACGCGCCGGGATCAAAAGGCACTGCTGCTCCGAGCGTAATAGCAAAAGCTCTTGACGAAGGTGCAAATATTCTTGACGCTTTCGCTGTGCCGTCTAAGAAGTTTCCAGATGGTTTCTTGCCTCAATACTACGGTGAGTTTGGATTTGAAGAAGTTGGGCGGGTTCCGTTCGACAAAGATATGTATGTGGCCGATCATGGCGAAACTGCTTATGAGGATCTCCTTGAAGCATGGCGTTCTGATGGCTGGGATGAAAGTCAGGGCATGCCGCCCGTAATTGTAATGAGATGGAGTGGATCAGATGCAGACAGAGCAGCAACCTCGGCAGGCATTCGTGGCGCAGGTGCGCCAAGCCATAGGGCCGAAACTGGGGGATTTGTCGCCGAGGCAGAAGGATCTGCTGGACGCGTCATTGACGAAACTGTTCAACCTCAACCGGCCAGTATCGAACGAGGAGATACAGGGGAGGCTGGAACTGGTGACGGATTTCGTCTCTCCGGCAGGGCAAGAAGAGGTGCAGAAGGCATATTGGGACTTACGCCTGAACAACTCCGAAACCAAGGCATCCCAGCCGAGCAAATAGAACAGATAATGGCATTGCGTAATATCGGTCAATGAACCTTCAGATAAAAACTCCACGTTGGTCTTTGCCTGTTATTGATGGCAGGGATGCGCGCTATTTAGGCGCTCATGGTGGCAGGGGTTCTGGCAAGTCTCACTTGTTTGCAGAGATGTTGATCGAGCGCAGTATCATGGGTCGTG